GCTTAGTCGCCCTGCTCCAGCTGCTGGATATACAGCTGGTATAGACCGGTATAGAGCGAGTGGAACGGATGCTCGGGCTTATCCCGGCCATCTTGTACATAAAGCCTGTCCAAGAAGTCCGCCCGCATCTGATCCACGCAGACCCGCGCCCAGGCTTGTGTCGCCCAGTCAGCTGGAGTGCTCATTCTGTTTTTTCTCCACGATGTTGAGTCGGCGGTTCCGCTGTTCCCTGGGACCAGCCGTTGACCGCGCCAGCCTAGGCTTCGGCGCCGCCTGAGGCGGCACCTCCACCATGCAATTCGGGTAAAGATTCCTTGCCACCTGCAAGGCATGATTCAGCGACAGCCCGCGCACCAAATCCCGCTTGGCGCCCTTACCGGGCAACCAAATGGTCAGCTCGTACGACCGCAGCCTTGCGTTCTCCGGCACTATTTCCATGACCTGGGATAAGCGGGTTCTTCAATGCTATGAACAGCAACAATGCTGTCAGTGCACCGAGCCACAACCTTCGCCGCAGCGACCGCCCTCTCATAGGTGACCCAGCTGGAGGCGTCTTCCTTCGACCTGGTGTACCCAATTCCGTTACCTGCACTGTAAATCGCTGTGACCCAGCGATCCCCAGCCATAACCACATAGCGAGTCATGCGTAATTGAATGATTACTGTGTAAGCCTAGTAATCTTACCGCACCGCAGTCAGACTATGACGACTTCTAACTGTGTCTTATGCGTCTTGATCTGATGGCCGCTCTTCTTGCTTGGAGCGCATCCTTCCCTGCACCCGCCGCTGCACCGACTCCGCCCAAGCCGCCTTATCCGCAGCCTCTGCAGCTTTGTAATCCGACGCCGGCAGCGCTTTCTCCAGCGCGGAGTAAACCATCTCGCGCAACATCCCCGTCACCTTTTTGCCCTGTTCACTGGCAAGCTGCTCCGCCAACTTGTACCGATTGGTGTCAAGCAGGAGTTGGCAATAAACTTTTTGCCCGTGCTTCAGCGGCATAGCAGCCTCTCTAGTCTCCTACAGGATACCATATTGAGACACATTAGACGCCCCAACGGACGTCATCATCCACTTTTTTCCGCCACGAATTGGACTGCGCCAGTCTCGCCCCAGTCCTCTTTTGCCTGGAACCCCCACGAACCTGCCGCGCAAACTCCAAAAACGCGGCCATCCGATGCAAATCCGCCGTCTTCGCCTGGCGCACCTCCCGCATCAACCACTCCATCACCAGCTCTCTTCCCGTACGAGCTGGACTCATAAGACGCAATCTGCGACTCGCAAGATCGACTGAATCATGCAGCCAGGGTATTCATGCCGCACCATTCGATGTGCCTGGAACGCATCGGGCGCCACGACAAAGACGTCGAGCATCGGGCCATGAAGGCGGTACATCCTGACCCGATACTCGAAGTCCTGGCGCGTCACTTTGCCTGGTCCCAGCTCAACCCGACCTTAGCTTCAGCCAGCGGCGGAATATCGCCAAGCCACCGAGCTTCAGCTTCTTCCATGATTTTCTGCAGCTGGAGCGCCCAAGTTTCGGCGTGTTTTTCTACGACAAGCAGGATGATCTCGTCATGCACCACGCCGGCCAAGCGCACCACGTCTTCTGTGTCGGCTCTAAGGAGCGGCCACAACTTGCCGAGCGTAAGTTTGAGCACGGCCGCACCAGCTCCCTGGATTGGAGTGTTACAGCGGGTGGTGAGTTTGTTGTTCTCGCCCGGAAGAAACCGCCGGAGCCCCGATATGCGGATGTTGATAGATGGATTGTTCGTAGCCGCATCAGCAGCGCGAGCATTTTTGTACTGCCACTCGTGGATGCCCGTATAAGCAGCGTGGAACTTTTCCCGCACTTCTTTCGCCTCATCAATATCCATCTGGATTCCCATTGTTGCTGCATAATTTCTGAGTCCTTTTGCACCGCTTCCGTATAACAAACCGAAGTTGGCCGACTTTGCGATCTGGCGCTGCTCCTTCGTAACCTCATCCTCGGCGACCCCGTAAATCTGCATCGCCGTAATCGTATGCAGGTCCTTCCCGTCTTGGAACGCCCGAGTCATAAGAGGGTCTTGAGCTTCGGCAGCCGCCAACCGCATCTCCATCCCACCGTAGTCCGCCACAACCAGTCGCCAACCAGCTGGAGCCTGAACGGCAGCGCGAAACCGCACATCCCGCGGAATCTGTTGGAGATTGGGACTCATGCAACTCATCCGCCCCGTATCTGCACCCATCTGCAGATAGCTGGCACGAATAAACCCATCTTTCGACAAGTTCTTTAACAACGTTTCCGCCATCTGCCGCCGCTTTTCTACACGCTTCCACCGCAAATAATCAGCAACAACTTTATGTTCTGCCACATATTCCTGGAGCGCTGCTTTACTTGCGCTCTGTTTCTCGGTCTTCGGATCAACCGGCGCCGACCCCAGCAATGCGGTGAACTTTTTGAGTAGCTGCACCGGACTGTTCAAGTTGAAAATCTCGGCGTCCACCTTTTTACCTTTCGCCCCAGGCTTTGTCTGGTACAGCAACTTCCCGTCAAGCCCGCGGCACAGCTTGGCGTGATCGGGCAGTGCCGCATCAAAGTCCTCGATGAACTTTTCGCCAACCTCGTGGTGTTCGATGTCGAGATCCTCGATCAGCTTGGTCAAGGACTCCTTACTGAAAGGAAGCCCGGTCCGCCATAACTGCGCCATCGCCGGCAACGCCTTGCACTCCAGCTGCCACGCCGGATAAAGACCGCCGGTCGCCATCCGCTGCGCGATCTGCCGCTCCAGCTCAGTCAACACCACCACATCCTTGGCGGCGTACTCCATCTGGCTCCGGGTCAAATCCCCAGACCAATCACTCTTCTGCTCCTCCTTAGAGATCTCCTCCTTGAGATACCGCTTCACCACATGCTGGAGGCCGTGCTTGACGTTGGCCAAACCATTGGTGAGCACGCGACTCGCCAGCATGGTGCAAAGAATCGTGCCAGCCGGATAGATCTCGTACTCCTGGAGCCAACCCAGATCAAACACCGCGTTGTGGGCGATCCAAGTGCGCTCCGTCTCGAAGAACTGCTCCAGCTCAATCCAATCGTTGGTCTCAAGCTGGAAGCAATCGAGAACGACAGGCGTTTTGCCGAACGTGCAGAGCTGGAGCAACCGCATCCCACCGAATGTCGGCTGGAGCCCAGTCGTCTCCACGTCAAATGCAACAGTAGTCGCCCCCTCCAAAGTGGAGAGGTGCTCGATGCCAAAAAGGATTTCCATGCCTGGTAGGGCGTTTACTCTCCTACTCTAGCAGGTCTCCTAACTCCCGTGCAGCGCACAATTCGGCAAGCACCGTCCCAGCCTCGGGAAACCCCAACGTGCAACGGTGGTACCAGTGCACGCACCGCCGACACACGCCATCATCCTCCAGCGGCTTGTACTTTTCCAACATTGTCTGCAGCCGTCGCTCCTCTTTTCCTGCATCGCTGGTGCGATAACAGGTGAAGCACTGAACCGCATTTGTCGTCACCCGGCCACAAGTAATACACGGCCGGCTGTTGATTGGGATGCCCATCAGAAAAACTTAAAGCGTAAAAATCCAGGCAAGCGTCTCATCTTGCCGGTGCGTGTATGTTGCGCTGCCCCATCAGGCAACTCAATTTCCACCGTGAAAACTTTGTGCCCGCACCTGGCACATTTCCGCTGGCGCAGAATCGTCTCCGCCGTATCCCGGCAAGTCCGATCCACATCAAACCTCTCGTGATCACACCTGCTGCAGCGCATTTCGCCACTTCCTGTTTTTCACGATGTTCCAGACGTGCTGGTACGAAACCCCATACACCTTGGCCAACTGATTCAGCGGAAAACCAGCGGCGTGAAGCTGCCTAATGTCCAGCGCGTTTTGCGCCGTCAAAACAGCACTGCCTGGAATTGACCCAGGCTTAAAGGACGTCTTGGTCGGCGCTCTCTTTTTGTCAACCATGTCTGCCGTCTTTGTCAACATCATTGTCAACATCAGAGATTGATGTTGGCCCAAGTGATCAGTTCCTTCCGATTGAAAGGACCAGCTAAATCGCCGTCGGGCAGCTTAACGGTGTACATCGGCATGGCGTGCGGCTGGCGCTCAATCCACCCACCGTGGCGATGCACCGCATACGTCACCAACTTGACGGTACGAAACCTAGTAGGCATCTAGTTGCTCCAGCTCATCGGCAATCCTGAGCAGCTCATAGCGGATGCCGTAGCTTTCCAGCTTTTCGGGCACTACCTGATCCGCAGCAGCACGAAGGGCGGCTGGTAAGGCTCCGTAAAGAATTCCAATACTGGGGCAATCGTGATTTATTGGGTGCCTGCCAAAAGCGTCAAGCACCGCACGTGCAGCGGGCGAAAGCGGCGGTCCAATGGCGTGCTCACTCTTGAGCAGCAACGCCTCGTGCTCCTCGTCAGTAAGTTCCTCATCGGGGAGTTTGTCCAAAATGTCGTCAGTCATTGCGATAAGCCTCAGTAGCAAGAGTGTTAATCAGCCGGTTCAAATACCAGCGACACTTTTCCGCATCTTCCAGCGGATCTTTCTTCAGCCACATTCGGCTGAGATACTTCAGGCACTGCCACTGGAGCGAACCAGTCACAGCATCTGGAGCGTGCTGAATCCAATCCTCCAGCACCTCGATGACCTCGATTTTGCCGGCGGTGTAATGCGACGGATGGTGAACAGCATCCGTGATGTCAACGCGAAATTCGTTCATCCTTTAGAAGCCTGTACTTGAGTGTCGCCGTGATAACGGCCAGTTTGTGAGTAATCCTTACTCGGCAGCATGGTCAGCGTATGGAACACGATCTGCCCAATCCGCATCCCAGGCCACAGCGGCACCGCGTGCATGGAACGTGCGTTCTGCAATTCCAGCGTCAAGCGCCCGGCGTAGCCGGGATCGACATACCCCGCAAGGAGATGTTCGATCCCTTCACGCGCCCGGCTGGATTTGAGCGCCAGCTGCCCAGCAATACAGTCAGGCAGCCGGAACTCCTCCAAAGTTTCCGCCAACACGAACTCATGAGGCTGGAGCATGAACGGTTCTTCCTGCGTACACCCCGCAATGGAGCGGTGGACTAACTGATAGGTCAGG